CAACGTCATCAGTTTTATAATCATTACCTGTGAATACGAATATAGATGCAACTAGTTTTTTTATACTAGATTGAAATAATAATATAATTAAACCTACGATAAATAACCAGCCGTAGTCACCTATTAAGTTTTTTGCAATGTTTTCCAGATGCTGAGGTTGAATTCCAGTTGGTTCCATATTAGTATTTAATTGAGTTGACCATAAATACTTATGATGAAGAAAATTATTAATTTCATTTCGGTTTACAAAAAAGAGATTGGCGGATTAATTCGTCATGCTGCTACTATTGCAGGAGGTATTTTAATTGCTAAAGGATCTCTCACTACTGATAGTTTTCATTTGATATTAGGTGCTTCTTCAAGTATTATTGGTACAGGTTGGTCGTTTGTTAATAAAGCCACTCATAAGAAAGAACTACATGTTGCTCTTTCTACTGACCCTGTATCTGGAGAAAAGACTCGAGAATTCTGTAATACAGATAACGTTTGGAAAAGCGCTGATAGTAATGTTGGTGTTGGTACATCTGTTGGCGGAATTCCTGTTGGAGTAGGTACATCAGTTGGAGTAGGTACATCAGTCGGTGTTGGTACATCAGTTGGAGTAGGTACATCTGCTTAATAAAATGTCTCCTGGATATCTTTATATTATAAGTAATAATTCTTGGCCTGGTTGGATAAAAATAGGTACAACTAAAAATCTAAAAACCCGTCTGCAGACATATCAGACGGGTTCTCCTTTTAGAAATTATGAAGTGTTGTATTCTATCAAACACCCAGATTATTTGAAAGCTGAAAAAAATATTAAAATACAAATGGCTTATTTTGCTAAGCAAATAAAAAATGAATGGTATGAGGTAGATCTACAGGTAGCTAAAGTTCGTTTAGCAGAACAATTAGATAACTATTTTTACGGAGAATGTGACGCTGATGAAAAGTATGAACATATACCGGTTCGTGATTTAATTTACAAATAAATAATTATAATGACATTTGATCAATTAAACGAAGCAAATGAGATTATCTTGCAAGAAGGTCCGTTTACAAAGGCTCTTGCAGCACTAGGTATTTTAGGCGCTACATTAGGTGGCCCTGGGCAAGTACAAGCCAAAATGCCTACTCCAATAACTCAAGCTATTAAACAAGATCAATCTTATTACGATTATATTGCACCGAGTGAAGGAAAAGGTAAACCTGATCGACCCGGGTATGCGTACAAAGATCATAAAGGTTATTTAACCGTTGGAGTAGGCCATCTTGTTTTACGAAATGATAAAGTATTACAGCGTGTCGCTGGAAGAGATTATAATAGTGTTATTCGTGGTCGAGTTCCATTGTCCGATAAACAAATGGAACAGCTCTTTAATATAGATGTGCAAAGCAAAATAAGCGCTGCGCGTAGAGCTCTACCTGCATTTGATTCTTATCCTCAATATTTACGTAATGCTATTGTAGATGGTTTTTTTAGAGGAGATTTATCTGGTAGTAAAGATACTTTAGCTTTAATGAATAAAGGTCAGTGGAAAACTGCTGCAAAAGAATATCTTAATCATGCTGGTTATAGAACTTCAAAAGAAGACGGTACAGGAGTTGCTGGTAGAATGGAACGTAATGCAGCTGTGTTTGCAACTTATGGTGGAGGTACTGCTCCGCAACAACCAGTTAAGACAGACTTTTATACAGTAAAGTCTGGAGATACATTAAGTAAAATTTCTAAAATGACTGGTAAGTCAATTAGAGATATAATGAATAAGAATAGAATAACCAACCCTAATAGAATTAGCGTTGGTCAGAGGTTATCTATTTAGCGCCTCGTTCTTGCCAATTATAAGATTTATCATCTTTAGTAATCGGACCACCTTTTGCCCATGTATGACAGCTTCTTGCGCTATGACATTTAAAATGATGCATCCAACAATAACCTAACCTACCATCATCGTCAGATGTTTCACCAGGCATACAATCATCCATTCTAGGAGATATATCAAACGCTACACAATTACCACAAAGAGATTGTTTAGCAGCTTTTTCTGAAGTCTTCCAATATTTGGCTATTTTCTTCCAATAGTCTCCTGGTTCATCTACATTCAACGGACCATAGTTAAACTGTTTTATAGTAGC